GGACTAGTCCTCCTACAAGAAGGTAGGTGCAATCCCTACTCACATCACCAAAGTAAAGGACTACAATATGAGTCAAGCCTACGGCGACCAAATGAAACAAGGGTGTAAAGTACAGACAAGCCCGAATAATGATGCTGCTACACATAAAATGGTCAACATGATGGAAGACTATAAACACGTAGCTAGATACAGAAAAAATTTAGAGAAACTTATGAAGGGTACGCTAGACGTACCTGGGTTTTTGCATGCTGTATCTCCGCAACTTCTAATGAATCTTTTAGTAACTGCGGAGACTACAGAGAACGAGAAGATAAAAACAGATATACATAAAGATCTGTTAGATAGAGCTGGGCACGGCAAGATAACTAAAGGCGCTGTATTACATGCAGGGGTGATAGATGCAGACACCACAAAAAGAGAGTTGGTTAATCTTGCACTTTCTATGTCTAAAAAAGCTGGGTTTAAGGTAAAAGAGGTAGCCCATGTTGAGGGTGACGTGGATGTCATAGATGTCTAAACTAGAACTTTCTACTATTGAGTTTTCTAGAGAAGAACTAGAGAACGCAAGTGAAGAAGAGTTAAGGCTTTTGATTCAAGGCCTAGAGAAACACGACCGTGCTAGTCAGTATGCTAAAGGAGATCTTTATTTAGAGGGAGCACACGACGACCAAATAGAGTTTCATAAGGCAAAGAATAGAGTTCGGATTTTCTTTGGGGGTAACCGTAGTGGAAAGAGTACTGCTGGAGTTAACGAAGTCCGTTGGCTTGCAGAGGGATCGCACCCGTTCAGACCATTCCGAACACCGACTAGAGGGTGTATCGTACTACAAGATTTCCAGACTCACGCTAACGATGTGATACTACCAAAGATCGATGAGTGGTTTCCACCGAATTTAATTAAGAAGAGAGTTAAGAACCAAACTGGTACAGTTGTGAAACTGATATGTAAGAATGGTACGGTCATAGATATTAAGTCTCATGACCAAGATATTAAAGTATTTGAGGGTAGTGATTATGATTGGATATGGTTTGATGAACCACCACCACAAGCAATCTTCCTTGCGTTGTGGCGAGGACTTACAGACCGAAGGGGTATTGCGTTTATTACGGGTACGCCTATTACTGAACCCTGGCTCTTTGACTTATATCAAAAGGCAGAGGCAGCAGACAACAAAGGCACGTACTGGTCGATATTCTCTGACATACATGCAAATGCGAAGAACCTTGGAGAAGGGGATGAGAAAGAGGGACTCAAAAGGATTGAAGAATTTCTAGATGCCTTAGACCCAGAGGAAAGAGAAGCTAGAGAAAAAGGTAAGTTTCTCCATATGGCTGGAGTTATCTTTAAGGGTTGGGATAGGGGGACACACCTTATTGAGCCATTCCAGTGGCCTGCGATGTGGCCTATTTTGGTGAGTGTTGACCCACACCCTAGAAAGCCTTGGGCGGTTAGTTTCTTAGGACTGACTCCAAGCGGGAATAAAGTTTTGATTACTTCTTCAAAGGTTGACGGGGTAGTAGAAGATGTTGCAAAGCATATTCTGTGGCAGAGAAGTGAACTTGATTTAGACAACGCATTTGCTAGTCCAAATATCGAAGGTTGTTGGATAGACAACTACGCAAGTGTCGAGTCTATGAGTCTTTCAAGTGGGAGAGGTAGAGGTATGAAGATCATAGATGAACTAAATGCGTATATTTCCCCAGCTATGCCAAAGTTTAAGCCTGCACCAAAGAATGTAGACGACAAGATTATGTTCTTTAAAGACTGGCTGAAGGTTAGGGATACAAAGTATGGTAAGAGACCCTCGTTTTTAGCGTTCGATATTCCAGAGAATAAAGATTTTGTGTATGAAATGGAACATTTTGTGTGGGCACGGCAGCGAGGCATTAATAAAAAGAAGTATAAAAACGTGCCTGAAAAAGATAACGATGATATTCTAGACACTATAATGCAATTGTGCCTTGTTCTTGGGTCGAAAAAGGGAGAAGATTCTCGAAACGAACCAAGAAAAGTCCATAGCTACTTAAGTAGGAGAACCTAGTGGTTGCTGAGAGTAGATTTACAGAAAAAGAAGGCGAGTCCAAGCGTGATGAAACGCTAGAGCTCAACAAGATAGACCTAGATTATTTAGAGCGTAGGATAAAAGACGACTTAGACGACTTTAGAAATTCTCATGAGGACTTCTTTGAGCAAAGGCGTGACTGGATCTTAGGTATGAGAGATCTTAAGTATCAATACAAGAAAGGGTACTTCGATGAAGCCAGTGATCTTCACGTTCCTTATTCTTTGATAATGCATAAAGCAATGCATGCTAGGATATTTCAAGTCTTTAGCCAGAAGAGTTTCTTCGCAGTAGAAGCCAACAATGAAGTATTCAGAGAGTCAGAAGAAACCATAAAGTTCTTTATGGACTGGGTTACTACAAAAATGATGAATAGAGGTAGAGGAAAGCAAGACGTAATGGACGCTTGGATTTCTGATATCCTAGAAGAAGGTACCGGGATACTAAAACTTTGGTGGGACCAGTGGGAAAACAATTTTGTAGACCTAGATCTTGAAACTGAAGAAGTTCCAGACCAAGCATTTTTCCCAGGAGAAGAGCTGGACATAGAAGACACAGAAAACGTGTCTGCAAAATACAAAAATGTGGAGAAGTCCCTAAAAGAGTCAGCTCCAGCTTCGGCTACTGTCAGTCTTGATGATTTTTTCATGCCTCCAGGACAATTAAATGTACAGTCAAGTCCTTGGGTAGCTCACAGGGTTAGACTTAGAGATGAAGACCTAAAACTAAGGGCAAAACAAGGAAAGTTTGATACTAAAGTAGTTGAAGAAGCCCTAGAAAGACTGATGTCTGAGCAAAACTCAGACCTATACGACAAAAACGAACACCATAACAGCACTAGAAGAGATCTTAGAGAACTAGAAGGTGTTTCCGACGACCAGAGCCGCACTAGAAGGGATACTTCGAGTACCCATACGGTGTATGAGTGGTATGGAAGGGTGTATATAAAGAAAAAAGTCGGAGATAAAGACTTTGAAGACGTTAAAGAGCTGCCAGAAGAGGTAGTTATTTGGTACCACGAGGGTATTGAGAAGATATTAGGTTGGACATACCTGTATAGAATCTCTCCTAGTGGCAAAAGACCTTTTTATAAGGCAGACTTCATGCCTTCAAAGGAAAGATCTTTTGGTATAGGTGTAGGGGAACTTCTTTTTAGCTTAAACAACCATATCGATGCAGTACACAACCTAAAACTAGACAACGGTATACTTTCTTCTATGCAATTTGGTGTGTATAGGGCCGGGTCTACATTCAAACCCGATACATTTAAGATGCGTCCGGGTGATTTGATCCCCGTGGAGGACGTAAATGACATTAAATTCCAAAACATCCCGTACCTTGGCCAGTTTGGAGAAAACGAAGAGCTCACTCTTACAGGTTATGGCGAAAAACTCCTTGCAGTTAACGACATTAACCTCGGAAACCTCACAGGAAAAGGAGTTGCGGGGGCGTTACGAAACGCAACGGGCGCTAGTTTCATCGATAGACAAGCAAATATACAGTTACACCCGCACCTTGACCGAATAAGTAGAGAGTTATCTGACTTTTTAAGTGATTTATTCTTAATGACACGCTCAAGAATGAAAAAAGAAGTCTACTTTAGAGTTACAGGAGAAGACGGCAAGGGTGTCTTCGGAGAAATAAGCAGAGAAAACCTTCGTGGCGACTATGATTTTGTTATTGACGTAGATGTAGCAGCTTCAAGTGAGGCAGAACGTCAGCAGAGAGTATCTTTGATGCTTCAGACGATACTAAACCCAGCGTTTATGCAAACCGGAATAGTCCAACCTGGAAATCTGTATGAAGTACTAAAAGAGTTCCTAATAAGGCACCAAGTTCGAGACCCAGACAGATATATTTCTAAGCCAGCGGATTATGCGGGCCCTCCACTCAGTACAGACCAAAGAATAATGAAAATCATGCTCAATAGGTACGATGAGCCTCCGATTGAGAGTACAATCAGGCCAGAAGAAGACCACACTCGGGCTTTAGAGACTCTTCAAGAGTTTGAAGACGATGATTTGTTTGGAACTTTCGATAGAGACCAACTTGCAGCATACTCAGCAGTGAAAACTACTCACGAACAATTTTTAGCCCTAACTGGAGGAGGAGCCAAAGGCGTTCCAAACACTACGGGGACACAAATGCCAGGAGAAGGAGGACTTCAAGCCCTTGGGCCACAAGGCGGAGAAGTTCCAGACGCAAATGCATCAGAAGGAGGGCCACTAGGTAGCCCCCTAGGAGAACCCAATGGGCCTGTTCAGTAAAAAGAAAAAAGAAGTAACCTATCCCGAGTTCGAGTACAATAAAGAGGCACTCAGTAAGAAGATTTACAAGAGTAGGTCAGACTTATACGCTGATAGAAATAGCGAAAGTCATAAAAATTTTGTACACTTTATAGAGAAGCTTAGAAACCTTGAAATATTAACCCTAGCAGCGGAGAAAGACCTCTCGGCAGAGTCCCACTCGTACCATAGAGGACGGTTGGACGCTCTTAACAACATTATTTCCATGAGAGACAACTTTATCTCAGAAATAAAACACAAAAGAGCGCAGGAGAATACAAAAGGGGCAGAGAAGAACAGTAAAAGATCTTATCTAAGTAAACCAAGACACGCCCAACAAGCCGGGCTGTCTATTTAGGAGAGAAGACATGAGTACACCAAATGCTAAAGAACTAAAAAGACGTGCAGAGAAGAATGCTGGTAAAAAGATAGCAGCAGTAAATAAAGACCCCAAGGCAGGGAGTGGCTCTGAGCCAACCTCTATCTTAAACCATAAAAAGAAGTCTAAAAAGAAATAAGGAGTATTTCAATGGACGTAGGTACTGATGGCTTGAGTTCTAGCCAAGTGGATCCAACAATGTTGGACGCTGAAGTGGACAATACGGTTGAACCAACACCGGCAGACAGTCGTTACGACGACTTGAATGCAAAAATGGATATGTTGTCGGATACGATAGTTGAACTGAGGGGCGCAATAGTTCAACGTCAGCCAGCAGCAGAGATTGAAGAAGAGTTTGACGACGACGAACCCTTAACCAGCTCTAAGGTCAACAAGATTGTCACAAAAGCAATCAAAGGTGCGACGGCAGTCAGTAACAACCAATCTCAACGACAGTTATGGGACGGAAAAGCGAAAGAAGAGTTTCCTATTACCGATCCAAAGTTTCAATTAGAACTTAAAAAAGTGTGGAACGAGTTTCAGGACTCGGGCTTGGACCCTTCTCATCCAAAGGCTTTGTATCAGATAGCAAAAACCACTGCACAAAGACTGGGTACAAAGAAGGCTCCAGCAAGAGCGACGGCAAACACGGAGCATACATCTGAAGCCCCCTCCTCAAGCCAAACTCAAGTTACGGCCAGAAGTGGAAGGAAACCAGGGATGGTTCCAGAGGACGACCCACGGGTAAGATTCTACACAATGAAAGGCGTAAAAGACCCTAAGAAGGTCGAGGCTATGAGAGCTAGATTATTTGAAAAAGATTCTAGAAAGGCGAACAGATGAAAAGTTTCACAAAATCAGAAGTATCCGTACATAGAGCCGTAGACAACACGGACCCAGGCTTTGCACTTAAAGGATTTAAACTACGTTGGATGTCCAATATAGTGGCAGTCCGAAGAGGTGTAAGGATTTGGAGAACGCTTAAGATAAGTCAGCTACCAAAAGATGTGGTCACTGAACTTAAATCTATTAACCCAGCTTGGGAAGATGGTGATACAATTAGGCGTAGGGATTTAACACTTGCGTATGCTTCCTTAGAAGATGTGAAGAGTGTGAGGGAGGAAAACAAAGACTCCCAAAACGCAAACGAAGCAATTTTCAGGGGGAAAGCATCACACTCAAACAGTGTTACATCTACAGGGTCTACGACACTAGAGGTTACAAAAGGAAAGACAGCAGACGAATACAAATAAACAAGTTTCACTTCCAAGGAGATAGGAAATGGCAAATTTAGACGCTCCTAGAGGCCTAAGGCTTCTTCAGCTAGAGGGAAAGGTTGTTCGCACACGAGAGTATGCGAAAACAGCCGGACAAATCATCTATAAAGGTGACTTACTTATGCGTGTTCCAGCCGGAACAGTACAAGTATACATTGCAGGTACTGCTGCTGGAGCTGGTATCCCAATCGGGGTAGCAACACACCACTCACTGGCAGCAAAGACGGACCCAGTTTCAGTTACTGACGACCCCGAAGCAAGTTATGTTATCCAAACAGCAGACGCTTATGCAGTTGCTGACAATGGACTTAACGTAGACATTGCTGCTGCACCGTCTGCTAACACATCACTTAATTTTTCAGGACAAGAAGTAGCCATGGCTACTAAAGCAGCTACAGCTACTCTTCCTTTAAAATTAATTGGACTAGCAAACGAGATCAACGGAGCTGAGAACGTAGCAGGTGCAAACGCTGACGTAATCGTAAAGATAAACAACGTAGAGCGTGGAGCTGGTACTACTGGTATCGCATAACCTCAATCATAGGAGACAAAACTCATGGCTATAATGAGAAGAGAGAATTTTAGTGATTTAGTACTAGAGGACGCACTCCCGGTATTGGAAGAAATCGTTACAGATACGATGGAAGAATTTCCAATGGAGCACGAGAAAATTTTCAACATGCGTACTATGGACCGAGGCATCGTCCAACACACACAAACTACTGGCATCCCAGCAGTAGGTTCTGTAGGTGAAGGCGAAGAGTACGGAATGGACAGTGGCGTACAGGGCTATGACACTACATTCAAAGCAATCAAGTATGGTGTGATTGTTCCAATCACAGAAGAATTACTTGAAGATAACATGCACGATGAAGCATTCGACAGAGCCGGTTCTTTGGGCCGTGCGATGAGAGAAGCTGAGCGCATTTCTGCTGCTGGCATCTTTAACAACGCATTTACTGCTGCCGGACCCGACGGCGTTTCTTTGTGCAACGTAGCTCACCCACTCCCTTATCCTGGAGCTGGTGTTAGTGCTAACCGTTTAGCGGTTGACGCTGACTTGTCTTTAGCTTCTTTGGAAGACCTAACGACTGTCATGAGAAAAACTCGTGATGGTTCTGGAAAAAAAGTTTTGGTTCGCCCAAGATTTTTGATGGTTCCTTCTGAACTAGAGTTCACAGCACATGAACTTCTTCAATCTGAGTCTAAGCCACAAGCTTCTACTGCTAACAACATCTCTGAGATTAACTCTGTTAACTCTATGAGATCTCGTTACGGTCTTGAGCCAATGGTTATGGATTACTTAACTGATCCAGACGCATGGTTCTTATCTGCTGATAAGGGTGGACACAAAGTCTACTGGTATCAAAGAAAAGCACCACAGACTAGCTCTGACATGGAGTTCAAGTCTGACGTTGCTCTTATGAAGATCAAGGCTCGTTGGGCACTTGGTTATTCAGATTTCCGTGGTATCGCAGGTACTTCCGGTCTTTAAAAAATCTGGGGGGCTTCGGCCCTCCTTTTACTAGGGTAGAGACATGAAAAAACTAATAGTACTCGTGTCGTTTTTAGTGGCGGCCATAGCTTATGGTGCTACGACCTATACGACGAACTACAGTTTGGCAAAACCAGGAGATAGAGATAGAAACTACGGGTCTTTGATACGTGGTGACTTAGATACTATCGACACACAGATGAAGTCAAACGCAGACGCTACAACCTCACACATAGCTGACACGACAGCGGCCCATGCAGCTACAGCAATAGTAACTACTCCGGGCGTAAACCTATGTACAACCCAGATAACTGCTCAAGACTACTTGGACTGCCTAGATGCACTCCTAGATCCATCAGCTTCAGGTGTTGTACTCATAACAGGTGCACAAACTATCACAGGACTAAAAACATTCTCCGTGGCTCCGGTTATGACATCGGTACCTAGTGGGATTCTAAACACGAATGCAGGAGGTGTAATATCAGCAAACACCTTTGAAGAGTTGGCTCCCTTAACTACTA